GTGATAGGTGGTTAGAAAGTCATGGTACTCATACTATGTTTGCTTCTGTAGAAATACCTTTAGGATTTAAGGCAACTCACGTTCATATTTATGGAACTGTAGCTTCGGCTATGACAGTTTATAAAGCCGATATAGATGATAGATCCATAGTGGGGCTAGGTACAGGAAATATAGGGACTAATTTGGCTATTACAAATACCACAGCTGATGCTACTAATTACATACTAATACAGTTAGTACAAACATCAGGAGAACAAGTTAACGGAGGAATAATGACAATAGCAGCAGTATAAGATATGGCACTAGCAGCAAAGAAATCAGAAGTAGTACATCGCAGAACAGGTAGCGCTAAAGCAGCATTAAAATCAAGTTTTGACAATAACAAACATACAGAACTAGAAACGTATCCACCTGAGGCAGCTATGCTATATCAAATGCAGCAGATGCAAGAAGATATAGATGAGCTTAGGAGGTATATAGTCAGTGCAGAGTTGTTGGTCACAACCTCTGGGGCAAACTTACCTACATCTAGTAGAAATTTATCTACAGGAGCGTTATGGAATAGTAGAGGTATAGTAAGAATAGCATAATAAATATAATAAAATGGCAGTTATATATAGACATTTAGCAGGTGAAAGTGATTCGTATCCAAGAGTAGTTTCAATAATAGCTACTGCAAGAAAAACTGTTGTAGTAAAAACTTTATTGCTTACTAATACTTGTGATAGTTCTGTTACTTGTGATTTGTTTATTAGAAAAACTTCAACTTACACAACACATGTAGATAGTGAAGGTAAAAGACTTTCTGGAAACATTGTTAACGATGATTATTATCTTTTTAAAAATATTGAAATACCTGAAGGCTCTTCTATTAATGTAATAGAAATGACAGGTACGATTGAATATGAAGCAGGTCGATCTTTACAGGTTTCAATAGAAGGCAATAATACTAAAACTTTAGACTTAATACTTACACATGAGTAAATTATTAGACATACTAGGCGGAGGAGTTATTAAACAGGTAGGTGAAATACTTGATAATTTAACTACATCTAAAGAAGAGAAATTAGCTGCACAGCAAAAGATTAAAGAAGTTCTTATTCAGGCTGAGGCCCAAGCTCAAGAACAAGTAAGTAAAAGATGGGAAGCAGATATGAAATCTGATGCCTGGCTACCAAAAAATATACGACCTTTAATAATTTCTTTTCTAACTATAGTTCTTGTACTTATGTCTTTTGTAGACGGTAATGTAGGAGAATTTAGAATGGACGATGCGTACAAACCAATTTATCAAACACTTTTAATAACCGTATATGGAGCGTACTTTGCTGGACGATCTATAGAGAAAATTAAAAAACGATGACCAAATCTGAAATTAAAGAATTTTTACAGCTTAAACCTGGATACCTTAAAGAGGGCGCAGGAAGATTAGCTTTAAAATTAGAATGCGATGTAGACCTTTGTAAGGAAGCTTTAAAAGAAGCTCGAATAGAAGCGATGGGAGGATTTACCAGCATGGTTCTATCAAACTCTAACATGAATACAGGCCAAAGCGAATTAAATGACTTTGATCAGTTTGTTAAAGAAAACGATATAGATAAGAATGATATTCAGTCAGTTAAGTTCTGGCAGAATATGGGAGGAGAAAAAAGATTCTCTGTTGTCGTTAAGGGGGAAGATGAAGTCATAGATAATACTAAGGCTGAAATTATTGAGATCCTTAAGAACCACAGCCCGATACGTGCAAGAGTAGAATCTAGTAAAGCAAAAGATCCCGTTACATACGAGGTATCTTTACCTGATATTCACTATGGAAAGTATACAGGTCAAACTTTAGAGGAGGCTGAAGATGAATACATGGATGTAATTGAAGACCTTATGATTAAAGCTAAAGGTTTAAATATTGAAAAAATACTTTTACCAATAGGTAATGATGGTATGAATTCTGAAGGGCTAAGCAGGGCTACTACAAAAGGTACGCCTCAGTTTGATTCAGCAGATTGGAAAGAAACATTTGTGGGGTACTGCGCATTGATTGTAAAAGCAATCCAGTATCTATCTCAGTATGCTCCAGTTGACGTAATAGTTATACAGGGAAATCATGATTACGAACGTATGTTTTATGCCGGTGAATACTTAGATGCGTACTTCACAAAGGATGAGCAAGTTGTAATTGATAATTCATACGACCATCGTAAATACTATGAGTACGGAGTTAATATGATTATGTTCACACACGGCGATAAAGTTAAGGCTGCTAATATGCCCTTAATAATGGCCACTGAACAACCTATGATGTTCGCGCGTACGACTTCAAGAGAAGCGCATTGCGGACATGTACATAAAGAGATGGTAAATGAGTATAGAGGAATTAAAGTTAGGTTTATACCCTCAATATGCAAGAATGATGATTGGCACAAGATGATGGGTTATGAAGCTAAAAGAACTGGTCAGGCACATATATGGAACAAACAACGAGGGTACGAAGGATATTTACAAACTAACGTGTAACAGACATGACATTAGATGAAATAGCATACAACATTTTAAATTTAGTTAGAGGAGGTAGGAGTAACACGGGAGAGAATATACCTATTTCTCAGCTTAAATTTAATATTAAGTATTACAGGGCAATGTTTATTAGAAGAGACTATGCTAGAAATGGAAATATTACAAGACACTTAGAGCAAGACCTTAAATGTATTGAATTTGAGAAGGTCGATGCAACTAAATGTTGCTCTCTTCCAGTAAACTGTGATGTATACAAATCTAAAGTTAAAATACCTAAGACAGTTAGGCTAAACTTTTCAGACGCTATTACTCATGTTTCAGATGTTACAGGTTTAGAGACTATTCCTATGGTAAGTGCTCTGACAGTAAAATGGCTTCCATATGATAAATACACACAAAATGCAAAACGAGCGTATATGATTGAGGATTACCTTTACATCTACAATGCTAATGGAATGCAGTTTGGAAATGTTAGAGGAATATTTGAAGATCCTGAAGACCTTTCAAATTACGATTGTGATGACGGTTCATGTTATGATTCTGATTCAGATTTTCCAATTCCTATGGATATGGTACAGGCTATTACTAAAGGTATTGCAAGTTTAGAGCTACAACTGTTAGCAGGAACACTTAGCGATACTACAAATGATAACGCCCAAGATCCTCCTCCAGTTAGGCCTCGTAGATCGAGTAGAGAACAGGGTAGCCGTACAAATAACTCTAATTCAAATAATCCTAAGTAATGTCATATACTTTACAGCATATATATAAAGCGTATGTAGATACAAATAGTTATATTGACAAAAAAGTATTTAGAGACATATGCGAAGAATTTAATATATCTATCATAGAAGATATATTAGAAGGTAATACCTTTAATATGGGGAATAACCTTTCTACTTTGTCTATAGTTAGAAAAGAAAGAGATCCTCGAAACCCTAAAATAGATTGGGGAGAATCTAATAAGTACAAAAAAGAATTGTTTGATACTAATCAACAACTGTATAATGCAGAAACAAATGAAGGAACTAAGTGGCATATATACTACACAGATAGATACTATTGCAAATACTATTGGCGTAAAGGTAAGTGTAGAATTCCTAATAAATCTGTTTATAGGTTTGATGCTACAAGAGGGATTAAAGGTAATAAAGAAAAATTAATACATCTACTTAAGACTGATGAGCTAGCATATTTAAAATTTAAAAAAGAATAGTTATGATGAAAAAAATGAAAAGTTATAAAGCAGGAAGTTTTCCAGACAAGAATGGAGACAATAAAACAACACAAGCTGACATCTTTTTACAAAAAAAAGAAAACGGAACTATCAAAAAGAAAGGCGGCTACAAAATGAAAGAGGGCGGCACAAAAAAGAAGAAGAAGAAAAAAATGGCTTCTCCAGCTAGGTACCAAGAAGGTGGATTCTTAGAGCCAGGAATTGAAAGAATAGATTAGTGTGGCTAAAAAAGGTAAGAAAAAAGGTTCTGACGGTAAAGCTTGCTGGGAAGGATACTACTATGCAGGGTACGATTCTAAAAATAAAAAAGATATTTGTAAACCTGTCAAGAAGAAAAAAATGGATGGGGGGTTTTTAGAACCTGCTACTCCTAACTTAGATAATTTATAAAATATAATACAATGGCAGTATATAGAAATACATCGTGCAAACCAATCATTAGAAAGGTAATGCGAGATCTTAAGCCTAATAATGCCGACTGGGTAACAGACGCTGTTGAGTGGGTAGGAGAAGCTCTTGAACATATAGGAGCATCTGCACAACTTGTACAAAAACAAGCAGTGTTAGTTGTTAAAGATAATAAGGCTTTAATGCCTGGAGATCTGTATTACATTAATCAAGTAGCAGTAAATGAGTCTGTTAGTCCTTCAAGCAGCACAGAACTAGATGTTTTAGTTGCTCAAATAAAAGGCCTTAGAGATGATATACGAGAGTATAACTCAGATGTAGATAAGTTAACTTCTTCTACTTTAGTTACTGCTGATTTAGATAAATTTGATACAAGATATAAATCTAATGTACTCGAACTCAGAGAACTGCAAAGTAGAATGCTAGTACTTGAGAATATATATTTTGGAGGCGGAGCAAGTCTTTGTCCTTTAAAATATGGAGCAGGTACATTCCATAAGAGCATGCACTGTGACGAATGTGTTAATGAGTTTGCGCAGAGCGAAGCGTCTTATATTGTAGATTCTGATTACATTAAAACTTCTTTTGCTGCAGGTAAGATATGTTTAAGTTACATGGCATTCCCAACTGATGATGATTGTTACCCTATGGTGCCAGATGACATTAGTTTTAAAGAAGCAATGTTTTGGTACATATATAAACAATTATTATTAGGAGGATTTGACAAGCCTGACAATAAAATTGGCTACGAGTTTGCTGATCAGAAGTGGAGATTTTATTGCACACAAGCTAGAAATTCTGCAACATTCCCTGACATAGATAAATACGAATCGTTTATGAATCAATGGGTTAGGCTTGTTCCTAATTTAAATAGGCATGCAACATTTTTTGAAGATTTAAATGAACGAGAAACGTTATATAGAGGATAATGGGCAGATTTATAAAAGGATTACACAGAGATATGCACCCGGCAGACCAGCCAGAGGGAACTTGGAGATACGCTAGAAACGCTATTGTTAATAGAGTAGATGGAGCTATAAGTAACGAGAGAGGGACTTCTGCAGGGCCACTTGTAGGTCTGGTTCCAGGATACAAAGTTATTGGTGCTATTGAAACTACAAACGACGAAGTTGTTTTATTTTCTGTTAATAGGTATTCTTGGAGCAACACATCAACTGATGTTTCTGGTGCTGTTAGTTCTAGTACTGAACAAAGTTCACAATATGGTAGATCTGAAATTGGTATTATACGAGCTGACGGTAGCTACTCAACGCTTTTAAACATGGAGGTGTGGGATCAATTTTCTACGAATCTTAATTTAGCAGGTGTAGTTCCGGATACAGATTTAAAGTTTAATGCTTCATACCCTATAACTGGTACATATAAAATTAGCGCTGAAGGTGATCTATTCGTATACTGGACAGATAATTTTAATCCTCCTAGATCTTTAAATGTATCACGACAAGCTAGAACTGGCCACATCCCTGATGAAAAATATAGATATATATATGAGGTAGATTTTTCAAACTCTATAAATAAAAACTATGTAGATAGGTTAAATTTATTTACACACACAGGACCTGTGCCTAACGTAGACATGCAGAATGTTAAGTCTGGAGGCGGACTAGTAACTGGTACTTACTCACTAGCCTTAGCATATGTAGATAAAGATCTAACTGCTACAAACTATATGATAGTAGACAATCCTGTTTCTATTGTAGAAGACGTAGAAAGTGTTCAGCCTATAGAACGATATGATGGAGCAAAAGCTGGTAGTCAATCAGGTAAATCTATTTTATGGCATGTTAATAATATAAATATAGATTACGAGTATTTAAGACCTACAGTTATACAGAGCATTGGGGATCAAAAATTTGCATTTCAACTGCATGATATTGAAACTAGCTCAATATTCGAGCAGTTTACTGGCGACAGCACTAACTACAGTACTGGTATTATACCTATAGTTTTTTCTGGTACGGAAGGTTATATTAACACATCTGTAGAAGATGTTATAATTAATGACGTTTCGTATTCTACTGCTAAAACTATAACGCAATTAGATGATGTATTATATCTTGGTAATCTTACAGGCACTAAAGATGTGGGTTTCCAACAGTTTGCAAGTACGATTAAACTTACTCCTAAAGTAAAAGAACTAGAAAACTTTGATCCTTTTTCTCTTATAACAGATAATATAGAAAATGGATTTATAGAGATAGAACCAATAGAGTCAAATAAAGGCAATGGATATAGAGATCCTTGGAACGCATATAAAATGCGAGGCTATATGAGGGGAGAAGTGTATTCATTTTATATTGCATTTATACTTAACGACGGTAGTATGTCGTATGCCTATCACATACCAGGTCGTAAGGCTATACTAGATGAGCTAGATACTCTAGACGCAGATTCATCTTCTTACTCTAACTCTGCAGGAATTTCTGGATTAGGAGATACAAAGAATTTTCATTTTAACTCTTACAGTGCTTCCGATGGTTCTAATGATATGAACTATTGGGAGAACAGTAATGAAACATACCCTGATACTCCCGCATTTAATGCGCCAGCATATAAGAATGAAGATGGTAGTATGGCTAAAGTTAGGCATCATCACTTTCCAAAAAACACAAATGAAAATTATTCTACTATTAAAAGTAGTGCAACATCAGATATAACAACAGCGATTCCTGAAGCTCCTACTACAGATATTACTTTAGATAACATAGCTGTTACAGACAATGAAATAGCATCTTTAGGATTTACATGGTTAGATATACATGGAGAAATTTTAAATATTCTTGACTATGGTAGGTTTACTGCTTTTCACGCTGACTTTATTCCTACAGTAATTCAAATTGGAGAGTTCTATAACTTTAACTGGTCGTTTGAAAGTGGCGCTGCCTCTGGTGAATACGAAGGAGAAGTAGTGTCTATACAAGAAGATAGTAATTGGATACTAGTTAGTCATGAGCATTTAATGCTTGCATTAAATATACCTATTTTTGGTACCCTTATTTCAAATTTACTTTCTGATGCACTAGCTGCTGCAGATTGGCCTAATGATACTAACCTTGCAAATTTTCTTGGTATACCATTCGAAGAAGGAACAATGACACTTACGGGTAATAGTCTTCCAGGCGAATGTAAAACTATAACTGATGGTGGTACTATTTCTAATACTGTCCGAGTATTAGGATTTGAGTTATCAGATATAGATATACCTCCAGCAATAATATCTAAAGTTCAAGGGTTTAGAATATTTTATGCTAAAAGAGATCATAAAAATAAAAGAACATTAGGACAAGGAGTAGTTGCTCCGTATATAAAAAAGAATGGAAGATTAGGGGGATGCCCAAACAATCCAGGAGAAGGTGTAAGTAGTAGTCAAAATTTTTGGGTAAAAGACCCTTTAGATGTCAATGACTCAGAGAGAGATAGAAAGGATTATAAAGTACTGTCTTTTTATAATTTTGAACTTTTACGAACTCATGATGCTATATCTATTGCTACTCATGTTGCGCCACAGTGGGTTACATCTTTTTATAATTTTTTAGGCCCTGGAGTCAGCCATGAATTAGATGTGGATAGTGCTTGTAATGAAGAGCTTATAAGATCTAATTTTTATGTATCTAAATCGTTTGATACATATAAAACTCCTTCTTATAGCATATTAAAAGAAAGATGTAAAACATATGTAGAAGGTAATACTATTTTAAATGCAAGCTCTGCAGGGTTTGGGTATAGATTATACAATAAAGGTGGAGAGACTCATATAGCTTTAGGGTTAAATGAGCCATTAGCAATAATTAATGAGGAAAATACTCAAACATTTAAAGCAAATCATACTGATTTTACTACTGTATATTTAAATGGTACAGTTACTAAAGCTTACACTGTAAATTTAGATGCATTTAAAACAGATGTATATAGTACTATTGATAGTCAAAATTTAGTGTGGACTGGATTTCAAGTTGTAGGAACAGACTTAAATAAGTTTGACTTTAGACACGAGGATTACACAGGAACAACTAATTCTGTTCAAACAGATCCTGAAGGGTTGTATTTTACACAGGACAATGCAGGGTCTGATTCTTCTGGACACTTGCAGTATTCTAGTGGTATTTTTGGAGGCGATGTTTTTTTATGTAGATACGGAGTTCGACAAAGTCTTTTACCTCGTATTAGCACAATGGTACCTATAGATAGAGTTTCATCATTTCTTACTATTATAGAAAGTACTGATAATATAAACTTTAGACACGAAGAAGGGCCAGAGAGTGCATATTTTCCTGGAGCATCTATAAAAGAGTCTTCATTAAATGATAGAGATGGTAAGAATTACGATTCTTCAAAATTTCATGACCTATCTTCTGAGGCAGGCATTAAATATAATTCAGATTACTCAGGAGTAAACGATACTAACCCTGCATTTGCATTACCTAATTTAGTGTCATCTCCTACTTCTTTCACAACAAGAGTTCAAAGATCTGCAAAGTCAGATCCTGGAAGTTTACGAGATAACTTCAGAGTTTTCTTAGCAAATGACTATAAAGACATGCCTAAGAATAGAGGTTCGTTGTGGAATTTAGCTGCATTTAACAATCTTTTATATATACATATGGAAGACAGTTTGTTATTGACAAAGGGTAAGCAGTCTATGAAATTAACTGACGGATCTCAAGCTTTTATAGGGTCTGGAGATATATTTGCTCAGGCACCTGATGAATTATTACAAACAGAAGAGGGATACGGAGGAACTAGATCTCAATTTTCTACACTTACTACTAAGTTTGGGTATTTCTTTGTAGACCAGAGAAATAACAAAGTGTTTTTGGCGACTGATAAACTTACAGAGATAAGTAAACTTGGTATGGAGTCGTGGTTTAAAGAAAATTTAGGTCATGAAAGGTTTAACTTTGGTTTAAGTGATAGCCCTATATTAGGTGTAGGATACGTAAGTGGATGGGATGAAAGAAATAAAAGAATACTTTTAACAAAACGTGCATTGCTTCCTTCAAATGAAGGTAAAGATTTCTTTACACCGTACAGAACTAGATCGGATGGAGAAGGAAAGATTTTTTATGATGGCGCAACTAAAAGTCTTAAATTTAAAGTTTACCCTTCAGTCAGTTCTCTTCAAAATGGAGACTTTGAATATGGAAATCAAATGCTGCCAATTGTTGATTTTTCAGATGCTAGTAATTTTTCATCTACTCAGGTAACTTCAACTAACTTTTTTTGGACTATATCCCAAGAGCTTACAACAAGAGCACTTTCTTCAGGAGAGTTTACAATGAGCTATTCTAAAAACAATCCTTTTATTACATTATCAAATATAGTTCTAGATGCAAATACTTCTTATATAATAGATATTGAATGGAAAGGAGCAAAAGGAATTAAAGCTGAAATAACAGGAAGTAGTCCAACTACTATATTTAAAACAACAGTTAATCAGAGTGGATATACAACTACTAGAAATTCTTTTACTACTGACTCTCAAACTAAACAAACTTTCAAAATATATGGTGGAGTAAGTACTGACGATGAAACGTTATATATTAAATCAGTATCTGTAAAAGATGCAGCAATAAGTAATTGGGATCATCCTGATGCTTGGCTTATTTCAGGAAAGAGTATAACTCATCGTGGTGCAGATATTTCTGAATTATCTCAAAATGTAAATGGAGCTCCAGGTAGGTTCCGTAGAACTGTGTTTACTGTTTCTAAAATGACACAAGGAGAGTTACATGTCCTTTACGGTAATAAAGTAGTGCTTACTTGCGTAGAAGATGGTACGTATGATGTTGACGAATCTTGGATTAGTGAGGAATCTTCATTAATATTTAGAGCAGTATCTGATTTTGATGGTACTTTAGATAATATAACTTGTGTTAATCTAAGTAAATATAAATACTTAATTAGAACTACAGATACAATTATTGATACTGAGACATTCTCTGCAGAAAATGATGGAGACTTTATAGATATAGATATTCCGGCTCAATTAGATACTACTATAACTAAATTTATTGAAGCTAAAGGAAGCGAACCAACGTTAGATTGTACAAATTGCTCAAGCAGAGATTATGAATACAATCAAACTCCAGCTGGGGAATTACAATTATTTAATAGAGTAGGATGGACAATATCCTATTATCCTGAATACAATATGTGGGGGTCTTTTCATGATTATTTACCTCATTTGTATACGTATACTAGTGGGGATGGAGCCGCTTCCACTGATGGACTTCAAAGTTTCTTTAACTGGGAAGAACTCCCCGATCCTTTTTGGACAAAGTTGGGATACAATCTTAGTATAAATGAAGGGGGAAGTGGAGATTCAAATTCTTTTAGAATGTGGGGACATAACAATCCAGCATTCCCTGGAGCTTTCTACTTCTCTTCTAAACTTGATAGTGTAACTGTAACTGCTAGAGAGTCATACACATATCCATTTGAAGTTGAGGGTATCATAAACTCTCCTAAAGAAAGAGACATGTCTAAAACTTTTTCTAATATTTCATACGAAACAGAAGTATTTGACATGGCTAAAGCTCACGGAAACTCAGAAGTTAGATATAAAAGGTTAGATAAAGATGGGTTTACATCATTCTTCGTATACAATAGTACGCAGCATTCTAGTAACATAGAGCTAATCTATTTAAAGAATATACGAAAGGTAGCCCATAAGTGGCAAATAAATAAGTTTAGAGACATGGCAAATCTAATCATTACTGACTTTGTGGCTAGAAATGATTTTGATGGTGAACCACTGCAAGAGGTAACGCCAGTAGCATATGCTCCTAATACGGTTTTAACATCTGGATTTATAGGGGTTAACACGAGTGGTGTTCTAGACTGGAGTGGTATAGGTAGTGCAGGTCCAACTGGAGCGGGAGCCGTAATAGATTGGGTAGGTGAACAAGATGTTCATGATATGTTTGAGGCAACTTGGGGTACGAACGGAATATACGCTATAAATACTCACAACTCTTATATAAATCTAGAAAAACCTTGGCATCAACAAAAGAAATTTGTAGACACCTATCTAGGTATTAGAGTAATATCTAACAACTTTAACGGAAATTTTGTAAATTTGTATTCCTTTACATCAGGAATGAGAAAATATATTAGATAATTATGAAAAAAAATAAAAAAATAGCACCTAGTTTATATTCAAAAATGAGAGCCTACAGAAAAGGCAGTTTTAAGTATCAAGAAGCTGGATTTGAAGGCGGACAATACGACTATACAACTGGAGCAGATGGTAATATTTCTCATGGTATCGGCGATGGGATGGACCCTGCAAGTATGCTCAGTGGTAGTGGAAGTGGCGGTACTGGTCCTCTTGGGTCAATAGTTGATAGTGTGACAAATGACGGTAACGCACACACATACACTGCGGCAGAAATGGCAGGACATGGTGGTAGACTGCTGTCTGGAGACTTAACAGCCATAGTAGATATAGGTAAATCTATAGTAGAGAGAGGGGCAGCTAGGAATAAGATAAGACGTACTGCTGATACTGATTCAGATCTAAATACTACTGCTCAACGAGAAAATAGTAAACAAGATGTATTAAACTTATCTGATAGTAATGCAGATATGGGTGGAACTTTAAAAAGTGAAGAAGGTAATTTTGCTATGCAAGCTAAGCATGGAGGAATGAAGTATAAAGATGGAGGCGCCGAAATATCTAGGGAAGAGTACAGCCAGGGAATTAACAGGTACACAGGAAATCTTAACCAGAATTATGGTAATGATGACGGAACAACTAGTTCTTGGAATACTAGCCTTTACGGAGGAGAGACTACAAAACCTGCTGGCTCCTCATGGGTATCCCCTACGGATGGTATAGATTGGAACATGGAAGGTACAACTACAACTACAAAACCTATGCAAGAGCGTATGAAATTAGACGGTGTAACTCTAAGTGAAGGGCGTAACAATAACCCTAACTACAGTGCCTCAGGAAAAGAGCGTTCTGATTATAGAAAGAACTTTATAAACAACAATAACTACAGAACCTCTCTAATGAATACTAGACAGGATATGCGTAATCAGGACACCAGGAAATCTGACAGAGATTCACGTAGAATGTCGAAGTACGGAAACACTCAAAGTGGATTACGTAATTTCCTTAAAAACACTTTTGGTTTTAAAGAAGGTGGAATGAAACTTGATGGCGGAATGGCTGTTAATATTCCAGGGTCTGATGCTGTAGAATTTAAAGGCAATCGCCACAGTGCTGGTGGGATTAACGATGGCACATCTGAAGTAGAACACGGAGAAACTAAAGACGGCGTATCAAGCAAAAAACATGGTGGAGCTCAAATGCCATATTATTTTTCTGATTATGTAAATACAGATGGTTCTAAAAAATATGGAGGAAATTCATATGCAGACGCGCATAAGAGATTAATAGCTTCGGGCGGTACTCAAGAACAGATTAATGCCTTGGCTGCCAGTCAGGAAGTTGCAAGAGGAGATGATCCAAGTAAGATAGCTCAAGAAGGTGGCTTTCCATCTAAGGTAGATAATACAAGAGTTTCTACTACTAACGATGTAGACCCAAAAGGTAACTTTGTGAAATATAGAGGCGGTGACGCAGGAGACTACGGTAGCTCGTTTTGGACAGGAAAACTAGAAGCTGATAAGGCAGAATATGCTAGAAACTTTGGTAAGAAGCAAGAGGGCGGAATGAAACATCAAGGGGGTTCTTTTCAAGGTACTGCCTATGACACCCCTGCTTCGTACTTTGGTCCCAATGAGGACATGGTGCGGTACAATATGAGGGATATAGAGCTTGGTAATAACCTTCCTGCAGCAGAAATGGAAGAGTTCAACTCTTTAACTGAAGGTGTTAACGATCAAGTAGGTGGTGCAGCTGGGCAAGTAGGTAATGGATATACTAATGACGAAGCGTCAAATGTTACATCTAATGGAAACCTATTAGCAAATAAGTATGCAACGGAAGATAAACTTGGACTAGCAGCTAGTATGTTAGCGCCAATGACGGCGTATACTATGACTCCTGGGCAGATGCCTGCTCAAGGGTCTGTGACTCCTGTAGAAGCTCCTGTATTTAAGTATACTAACATGAATGAAGTACGTGCTCAAAACGAGAGAGACTTCCAAAAGGTATCCCAATATATTAAGACTAGTGGAGGGGGACCTGCAGATATGATTAATCTTATGTCAGCTTACGATAGAAAAATGATTGCAAATCAGAATGTATCATCTGAAGAAAACAAAGGTGATATAGCTATTGATAATATGAACGCAGACTCTCAATTCAAAGCGGATGTTACAAATGTAGGTAACGAGCTAGATATGAAGAAGATTAAACTGCAATCAGATATGGCAAACGTGCAAATGTCGGAAGACCAAAAAGCTAACAAAGTTGAAGCGTTACAGACAGCAGCAGAGAATATAAACACTTCTATTAGAGATAGAAAAGCATACGATGCAAGTATATTATTTGCTGAAACAATTGACGGTGGCTCTGGAGTTTTAGGTAGAGCACTTACACCAGCAGATATGCGTAAACAGATGGAAGCTTATAAGAAAGGCGAGTATAATCTAAATGATGCAGGAGAGACTGGAAACACTGTACCCGAAGTAGTGTCTTCTACGGAGGTTCCTGAAGCGGCTACTACTAAAGATAACCTTGGTGTAACTGGTACATATGATCTTGCATTTAGAAGTGGGCATAAGAAGATGAATAAGGACCTTAATATAAAAACTAGGAACGTAAAAAACAGTAACTTCGGCGATCAAGCTGGTGTAGGGATGTACAACTTAGAGCAGGCTCTTTTACAAGAAGATTATGGAACTGAAGGGTTTATGATCACTAGTGCTACAAGAGATAAAAACCATGCGTTATACAACAAAGACTCTTTACACGCTACAGGTAATGCTGTAGACTTTGGAGTTAAGGATAAAGATGGTAAAGCAATGGTTAAATATTTCTTTGATGACTGGGATGGAGACCGTAAAAAGTTAAGCGTAAAAGGAAGAGCATTCTTACAAGCTAACAACGCAGAGCTTATAGATGAGACTACTAATTCGAATGGCGAGCATTTCCACTTAGAGTTTAATAAATTGGACGACACGAAAAGAAGCGATTACGCTGACGGACACACAACAGATGACGGTTACAACATCTACGGAGTACAACAATCATAAAACTAAACTATGGCAAAAATAGATCTTACCCCAATGCAAAGTCAGTATGTCGATCCGGGATACTCAAAAGTTGCAGAAGTCTTGAGAGATAGATACGATAAGACATTAGAAAAAAAGTCTTTGTTGGATAGAGCATATTCTCAGGTACAAGTGGGAAAAGGAGATGAGTTCCTAGTAAATAATGCTAAAGCTGAGGGGGAAGGAATTTTAAGTTCGTACTCGCAGCAAGGTAATTGGGAATCAGGTTCGGCGTCGCTAGCAATAGATGACGCTACGAACTCTTTATTTGCTAATAGAGGAGTACAGCTTGGACAGGCATCGTACAATACTAGAAAAAAAGAGATGGAGTTTGTAAACAATGAGCGCCTTAACGGTAATAATTTTTGGGACTTTGGGAGCCAGAGGTTTGATCAGCACCAATCATACGTGCAAGATGAGTCAGGTAACTACGTGGAGAATCCATATCAACCTCAAAGTGAGATGGAGTTAGATTATAACGGAGAGATGGGCTCATTAGTCCAATCTTTTGGTGTTGATAAATACGCTAGTGATTCATATATTGATGATGTATATAATACCTATATACAAAGTCAAGTAGGGAATCAAGACTTTAGAAGATTAGCAATTTTACAATTACGACAGGCTCACCCTGATGCATCTAATGAGGAGCTTATGGCAATGACAGAGTCTAACATTAAAGAAAGATTAAGGTCATTTACTAGACAAGCTGAGTATGAAAATACTGTGGGAGATCCGGTAGGTCCAGGTGGTAGAACACAAAAGGCAGAATTTGTTACGGAAGGTATTGACCAGAATGAGTTAAAAACACAATCTTCATTTAATAGTTCTGTTAACTACTTAGGTATCACAAAATCTGATGCGCCTGAAGAAGAAAAGGATGCTGCTAGAGAAGAGTTGATGCGATTAAGGAAAGATACGTATACAGAAATTGCTAGAAAAACTGGTAACACAGCGGCGTTAACGGAGTACAATAACGTATATTCTAAATTTCAAGAGCAGGCTGATGCAGAGGGTAATGACAGATACTTACAACTGTTTGAAACTGTTAACATGTTAACCTCTAGTACTAACTCTACTTTTAACGAGGTAGATTATGGTGAGATAGCTTCTAAAACTGGAATTTGGGGGTCTAGAGGAGTTGCTACGGGGTTAGCTATAGGGCTAGCTGTAGGTTCTCCAACAGGACCATTTGCAGCATTTACTGGAGCAGCTGGAGCACTTACTGTTGGAGCAATTGGACTAGCTGCAGGTTTTACAGCTGAATCTGCTAACCAGATATATGATCAAGTTAAAGGATTAAATAACGTTAGAGATTGGGAGAGATCCCAAGAAGGAGCAGATTGGTACAATCCTGTTAGTTGGTTTACAGATTCTGAGTCAGATCAGCTTATGGACGAGGTGGGTAAACTTGACGAACTTAACAAGCTTATGCCTGATGCTAATTGGACACAGGCAGATCTAAATAAAATGCAGGAGCTATCAAAAGCTATGTATGTGTTTAAAACAGATAAAGGTGGAGATGCTTTAGATGAAGGTTGGAAATCTAACGGTCCATATGTAACTAGAGAAGGTGTTAGATTTGATGCTAGCCCGGAAGGAGCTAAGTATAGAACTGCATTCAATAAATCGTTATCTTCTTCAGACCCTGAAGCTAACTTTAACCTTACCCTCAAAGATGCTAACATTCGAAAAACTGTTAAGGATAACTGGGGATCTGGAACAGAGATTACAGCTGCGTATGTAGCAGACCCTTTACGTAATGTTCCTGCATCTATGAAAGTTAAGTATGTAGTAGGAGATGGTAAAGATGCAAAAACAAAGTTTACTATGCTTCAAGCTAAGTCTAATAAGGATGTATCAGGATGGTCTTTAGATATTGCTGAGAATATGCAAGATTACAGCTTTGTAGATAATGAACGAGTTTTAAACAGACTCCAATCTCGTAAAAATAACGGAGAAGAGCTAACTACTAGGTCGTATTTTGACACTAGACAGCATGTCATTGCACAAAGGATTGGGCTAGATGCAGCAAAAGAGCAGATGGGTTATGAGAAAGATGCTTTAATACTAGAAGAATTGTACAACGATCCTGGGTATACAGATGGCTCTACTTTACGGGACATCGAAGGAGGTAAAGAATTTTTAGACCCTGCTACGAATAAATACGTACCTTTGGATGGAAGTACTCTTCCTATGTATAAGAACGCATATAGACAAAAAGCTTTAGCTGTTAAAAAAAGAATACTTGATGACAATGCAATAAACGGACACTACAGAAAATAGATATGGCAAATAAAAAACAAACTGGAAGTTTTTACGATGATGATTTATTAAGTCCTGAAGATTTATCTGCAGATGCGGCAACTGCCCAACCTAATAATGCCAATACATTACCTCCAACAGAAGGTGAACTCAGTCGTAGTAGATTGGGTAGTATGTCTGATATGGCCACAGGTGGTAAGAACACGTATGGGGAGGAAAAGGATTTTGAGAGTTACGATAAATATATAGATCGTCCGTTTAACATAAATGATGCTAATGTAGATGACTATAGAGCTGAGGGGCAAAGTGTTGCAGAAAAAGCTTTTAGATCGTACGGGGTTAAGATGCCTGTTAGTATATTCACCAATGTGGTAGGTTCTACCATAGGGTTAGGTGTAGGTATAAACGAAGTAGCAAATGATTTCTATAAAGAAGGCCCAAGTTCTGAGGGCTTGAATAAGTTTTTTAATAATGACTTCCAACGAAGTTTAGATGGAATTAACGACCACCTAAGAGAAGAACTTCCTAACTATTATACATCATACGAAACTGAGCAGAATGTGCTTGGGCAAGCTTTTGGTTCCGGTGCAGCTAACTTCTGGACTGATGGACTTGCTAATGGATTATCATTTGTTGCAGGTGCTGTAATATCTGAGTATCTAACTGCAGGTATGGGGCATGCTTTGGCAACTACCAGGGCTGCAAAGACCCTAAAGACTCTTGCAACTAAGGGGAATAAATCCTTATTGGGGCAAAAAGGTCTGACAGGATTAGATACTATTAAAAAGGCAGCCAATAAACAGGCTGTTTATGACGGGTTAAGGTCTGTACGCCAATTGGCAACAGGTGCGTTTTATGAATCTGGTGTAGAAGCTAGAGGGAACTACGATGAAACCATGGAAAGGCTCAAACATCTTCGCACTGTAGATAATCCGAACACTCCTATATCAGAGCAAGAAACTGCAGAAATGCATCAAATAGCAGTTAAAACTTCTAATGGTGTATTTGCTGCAAATGCAGCGCTTGTAGGGTATAGTAACTTCTTGATGTTTCCTAGGATTTTTGGGAAAGGTATGCGTACTGCAAACAAATCTTTTAGGAACAAAGTAGTAGCAGATCTTAAAGATGGTGTAAAGGTATACAAAGAGGCCTACAAAGATTTTGGAAAGTTTAGAAATATAGGAAGACATGCACACTCTATGCTCAAACGCCCTTTATACGAGGGGTTTGTAGAAGAAGGTGGACAAGGTCTTGCCAATCTTTCGGGACAACACGCAGCAGAATACTTCTACACTGAGGGTAAAAACCCTACTAATATGGAAGCAATTGGCGCAATACTAAACCACACAGATGACTCTTTTGCAGAGGCATATGGTGGATACCAAGGACAAAAAGAAATATTCTTAGGATTTATATTAGGTGGACTTGGTCTTCCTTCATTCTCGAAGGTTGACTCTAAGACTGGTGAGAAGAAATTTGGTCTGGGATGGCAAGGGTTCTCCGCTACAGAAGGTTGGAGTGACATCAAAACTAATGATGAGACCGTATCTAAGCTTGTGAAAGCTATGAACGATAACCCGTCAGCAGCAGCGGCTATACAAGCTAACTTTGATAACCTAGTTAATCAGAAGAGTACAAATGATAGGAGAGATTTCTCTTCTGCAACTAATAATGATTACGAGTACAAAAATGCAGATCATGATTCTTGGTATTCATATGTAATAAACAGACTTAAGACTGGATTCTACGGAGATGTGGCTGATATTCTAAAGGGTGAGATTGAGAACATGGACAATGACACCTTTGAACTTCAATTTAACCTTGCATCAGAAACAGATAACCTATCTGAAAAGGATAGAGAAGAGTTTTTAAATGAACGTAAGCAGACAGTTGTCGACTCGCATATACAGCGGGCTGAGGACATTAAAGCGGCGTACGAAGCTACAGAAGGGCTACCTATAACTGAGAAGTATAGAAATATGCTTGCACATGCATACTCGTCTATGAAGGATGTGGATGCAAGAGAGGAAATGCTTATTACAGAACTTGAGAAGATTACAGGTTCAAGCGTAATCCAATCTACTAACAAGCTTGTACAGGATGAAGAAGATAACAGAGGTATTAAGCAGAGGTTTAGAGACTTTATGTATAGTGCTATGGATGTTGGAGGCCCTCTAGAGAGTAGAATGAATAAATCTAAGTCAGGACAGCGTGTTAAAAATCGTCTTGGTATAAAAAGCTTTACTAAGTCTGGGGATTCCGCGCTTGTAATAGAAGAGATGGCGATAGAGACTGCTAGATTAGAAGAAGAAGCTGAACGTTTAGAAAAAGAAGGTAAGGATGATGACGCATATGCAGTATTAGAAAAACTTGATGAGGCCAGAGAAGATTTAATCGAACTTGATAAGGCTATAAAGCAAGGTACTGCTCCTGAACTGTCCGCAGAAGAACTTCAAATTTTAGAAGAATTCAAACAAAAAGACCCTGCAGGATACGAACAAAACAAAGATGACTTAACTATAAAACTACAAGATTTACGAAGACTTCGTGCTAGACGCCACAGAGCTCTTAAACTTGCAGAAATGTTAAGAGATCCTAACTCTAGTGACTTAGTTATACAAAGAAGTGAGAGCGTTATACAGGATGTACTTACAAAGAAAGAGGAAGAAACTCTGAACCCAGACCAGAAGTCCTTATCTAGAAAGTATAAAGGTAAGATTATAGAATTTGACTATGTAACTAAAGACGGTGTACCAAAAACTTATAGAGTAATCTATAAGGATAACAGCAGTAAAGGGCTAGTTAGAATTCCTACAGCGGAAGACTTTAGATTATCAAAAAGATTAAAGGCCCTAGAAGACGACGACAGTACTGAGGCTAAAGAAGAGCGCGAGGTAATTGAAGAGCTTTTAAAAGAAGGTGCCGGAAGTTACCAATCATATGCTGCAGATTTCCTACAAGAGGGAACCAACATTAAAGTGGTAAGTATAGAGTCTATCAACCTAGAAGGTTTGGAGGCCTCTATGGACGTTTTACAAGAAGGTGTGGCTTCAGATATAGACACACAAAAAGAAGCGCTTAGACTGCTTAAGGAGAAGGTGAAATCTTTGACTGAACAAGGTGCAAAGGTTATACAGGCCATCCAAAATCGTACTACACGTCAAAATAGAGAGTATGTTAATCTAAACTCTATTGGAAAACGTGGGATGTTTGGTGTTGAAGGCGCAAGAGCCATTCAAGCTGAAATTGAATTAGAGATTCAGAAGGCAGAAAAGGCCCTGGAGAAACTTACGGAGAAAGTAAGCGTTCTAAATGAGAACACAGAAAAGATCCGAACTATACAAGGAGTAGTAGATTCTAGTATGTCTTATGAGAATAAGATGGAAGCACTTAGAGACTATATAGGTGCATTAAATGCTACCGATATGTTTGACAAGCTGTTAGAAGATGGATATTTCACAGAGTCTGAGCTATCTAAATTGGCACTATCTACAAAAGATGGGGAGTTCACAGTGGATAGAGAAGTAATGGATGACCTTAGAAATATGGTTGCGGAAAACAATCTTGCTGACGAGTACTTCGATCTTATAAACTCAGACTTAGAGAATCTTCAGATTGGAATGAAGAACCTTAAGATATATAAAGAAAGTGTAGAGAAGGCTCTGGCGGAAGTTTATGACTTCGAGACTGGACAATTAAAGATTCTAGACGCGGACGGAATGGAGCAAGGTGACCTTGACTTCTTAATAGAAGAGTTACAGCGTACAACTGATGAGATTAATAATCTAGTAGATGCAATACTAACTGAAAGCTCAGGGCGTATTGTAGCTAAAAGGGAAGAACTTGATAGGATTAAGCGTGACATTGAAGAGTTCGATAGGAGAGTGCCTGCTAATAACAGGGCGATAGAGCTCCAAAACAAAGTTCAAGAATCTGTCAACGCTTTCCACGAGTACTTACAACAAGTTATGACTACTCCAGCAGCTGAGGTTAAAGAGGAAAACGAAAAAGAACCTGATACTAGAGAGTCACAAGAGTCTGATTCAGACTTAGAGCAGAGAGACTTTAATTATGCACCTTCTGTACTTGCACTGCCTTTCTTAAAAACAGCAGGTAATCACGTAGCTGCATTAGCTACAGTGGAAGAGTTGGAGAATAAAGAGGATTTATCTCCACAGGAGAAGCTACAACTACAGCATGCTCAAGCTCAAACGAGATTCTACAAGTTCAACGAGGAACTTACTGACTGGTCTTCTAAGACCGGATACAGATTACTCGTAGTAACTAAGAATAACGTAGTAAATGCAGAGCTAGCTGATGATGTTATCTTCTATGATAGCTCAGCTAAGAATGACCCGTACAGAAAGGTATCCAACCTTACTGCGAATACAGATACAGAGTTAGATGATATTAAAGTTATCGTTGTAGATAGTAATCTACAGCCTGTACAGTTTGATGGAGGTATAGTTTATACTAGTTTACCTACTTCGTCGCTATTTGACGCTGATGGTAAATACAGATATGCATCTGACAAGGATCTTAAAGAAGATGGGACCCCTAAAGAAGCCGTACTTGCTGAATCTGAGAAGTATAAGAAAGTACGTTCGGATATTGTAAATACAGTTACCCAACCAATGTATACTTACATTAAAGGTAAAGGTAAAGGTGTTCCTGTTTTATCACCCGACGGTCCTGGCGGAGCGCTACACAGAGTTGTAGAAAAAGAACAAGAAGTACAACACATAGATTTAAAAGTTGCAACAAGTGCAAAAGCTAAGGATACCAACAAACGCCCTGGAGGTAGAACTGTTATCACGGTAGGTAACCAACAATGGTCTGTTAAGAACGGATTTATTTATATGGCTGCCGGAAGCTTTAGCACTACTAATGATTCTAAAGGATACAATGGAAACCTTGTAAAAGGATCCCTAAGTACTCTTTCTGAGTCTCAGCAGCAGAATGTATATAACTTACTTAGAGTTTTTGCTCAAGGTGATGTAGCAATAAAAGCTGGTACAGCCACTAAAGAAGAAGTTATGCATCCTGGTGATGCTAACAAAGGTGTGCAGGCTATTTTAAAAGACATTATATTCTTTGGTAAGTCTGCAAAAGAAAGAACCCTTACACAATTCTCTATATACTTTGAAAATGACACAGTAGTATTTGGAGACAAATACATTACGTTCCAGGATCTTGCATTCCCAGAGAAAGCGGAAGGAATTAATGGGCAACTTAAGGAATTCTTAGGTGACCTGATGACACATGTTAATGCTAACACTTTAGATAAAGATAGCAAAGCAAGGTCTACAACAAGAACTGAGAATAACAAGAAAAGAAAGAAGTCTAAAGGTAAGAAGTACAAAAAATCAGTAATTGAGTATGATCCATTTATAGAGGTTACAGTAAATGATGACTTAACAGTTGAAACTAAAGAGTGGAATAACTACACTGAGTTTTTATTGTCTGGTGCAGGTAGAGCGGATAAGTCCGACATCCCTGTTAAAGTAGACATGGTTACCAAGAAGGACGGCGAGAAGAATGCTCCGCAGTACAGAAACATGTACATGAAGCATGGTATTACAGGTGTAGGATCTTTGAAGTCTACTTCTGAAATGGACGACGCTGCTGATAACGCAAATGATAGCAGACCTGATCCATATGTAGATAATTCAGATACTACGGTAAATGAGAATGGAGAAGTGGTAGAGACAACTCAAAGTCCACTTAACGACGAAGAGTTTGCAGCTATTGTAGAGCAGATACAAGGAGCACCAGAAGAGTTAACTTTTACAGTTAACGAAACAATTGAATACGATGGTAAAGTGTATGAACCTGGGTCTACATTTACCATAAATGTCCCTAATGTAGTAGATGCTCTTAAACCAGGGCTAGATGAGTACAAGGTTAATGAGCTTTATATTGCTATACTTAGACATGCTGGGCTAGAGGTTCCAGGACTAACTGCTGCGGTAAACGAAAATCAAGTTGTTGACTCTAGTGCTATTGAAAGTGTTGGTGGAAAGGTAGTTGACCCTACTGTGGTACCAAACGGAGGTAAGAAATTTGGATTTGAACAATCTGATGGTAATGATACTACTATAGATTCAGCAGACGTCGACGCACAGGATGACGCATTTGATGATATTGGAGACGACTCAGACGATAGCCCATTCATGCTTGATAGATTCGAAGCTACGGAAGGTATAGATTTAGAAACTCAACTAGCTTGGTTTGAGGCTAACATGCCTACGGACTTAATCTCTATAGAGATGGTTAGAGGATTGATTGATGGTAAGGGTATTGGTAAGTTCACTAAGAATAGTAAGATACTTCTATCTGATATGATGAACGTATCCGGGGTAGTATATCACGAGTCTTATCATGCTATTACATTAAAGTTCTTAACCCCTGCAGAGCGAGGAGCGCTTTACGCGGAAGTTAGAAACCGTACAGGTAAGGCAATGACTTTTAAAGGTGAAATGAAAGCCTTATCTACATTTACAGATAAAGAAGCAGATGAATGGTTAGCAGAAGAGTTTAGAGAGTATGTAATGTCAGATGGGCTATACAATGTAGGTTCACGTGTTAAGAAGTCTTTCATACAAAGAATGTTTGACAGAATGTTACGTCTTATATCTTTCTTCTCGGACCCTACAAAGGTAGAGGAGTTGTTTACTAACATCGACAATGGATTCTATTCACAACCTTCCACAGAGGTAAGTATACTGAATACTACTTCAGAAGCATATATGACGATGCAGACTATTTCTCCTACATTGAATAGAAACTCAATGGAAGGAATGACTGCTCACGTATTCCAATTAGCAGCAGAGAAAGACTTCTTCACAGTTGAAGACTTCTTCAGTAAAGGTAAGCTGCCAAAGATAACTGGACATATCCTGTCATTATACGGAGGACCAAATAAAGGAAGAGGCAAAGTGTACTCACGACTTATTGGTTCTATAAACAAGGAAGTAAGAGGGTTAAAAGAGCAGCCTGATACTCCTGAAACACGTAGAAAGCTTGATATACTTAGAAGAACAAGAATAGAAGTTACAAATAACTGGACGTTCTTAATTAAAGAGCACATAGCATATTTAGAGAAGTGGAGTATTACTTTAGACTCAGAAGTTAAAGCTACCTTCGAAGAAGACACAGAAACTAGAGATAGTCTTCACGGTATCGCGGCGCATGAGATTAACCCTAACACTTCAATGCCATTGCCATTAAAGTTATTGTTATCTACTTTACCTAAAAGTGAGGTTAACACTAGCGGTATGCCAAGGCTTGCAGATTTTGGTAATACTATGGCGTATCTGTATAATGAGCTAGCAGGTATGCAAGAAAATGAGATACTTCCTAAGTTAGTGTCTTTACAGAATAATAGAAAAGAGATAGCTTTCTTATTAGGGAGACTAGGCTTAAATAAAGACCTGCAAACACTATCCGGGCCTAAGATTAAAATGCTTACGCAATTCCTTATGCAGTTTAATCAATCTAACAACGAGTTCCTGATGAGTTTGATCTCTAGTGACGGTAGTAAGACTTTGATTAACAGTAATAGTGATAGAGTAAATACACAAATAAAGAGAGCTTGGGAACTTAATTTTAAAGACGTACTGAGAGCAGGCGTAGGTAAAATGGTTAAAGGTAAACTTGTAGTTAATATAAATAAGAAGATTTACGAAGGTAAGTCTATTAAGGAATGGTCTACTACCCCTATGACGGGAGAACAGGCTAGCAAAGTACTGTCTGTTATTGGAATTAAGTTTTCTAATGTTCCTGCATTCATTGAGGAATATGAAGACGAAGTAGAAGTATCCAATGCTGTTAAGTATGTACTAGAAGAGCTTTCTGCTAATGCAGATATGACCGCTATACTAGAAGGTGACATACAAGCTAACATAAACACCTTAGTGGAAGTAGAGTTAGCGAACACTACACAAGCTATTGATTTACAACATAGAACTCCTGAAGGTAAGACTGCTTATGGTATTACCCTAAAGACTTCTATGGATAACATAGCTGAGAAATACAATAGTAGCTCTGAAGCAGTGGAAGCAGCATTAGAGTTTGATAACTATAAAGGTTCGTACTGGTTACAATCTAAACGTGATAATCCATTACTAGACTTTAAGGTCCATGTAATTGAAGGAGCGAAAGAGAACAAAGTAGGAGGTAGAGCAAAGCATATATCTAAGACAAGCCCTTCTGATATAGCAGCGCTACATGCTAACTTAATATTACAAGGTATACATCCTGTAATACGTACGTCGGACAAGAAGACTGAGTATGCATTCAGTTTAGACGGGTTGACACCTGACTTTAGAATGTCTGAGGGTAAGATAGTAGCTGTCCTTCAAGGGTACCTAGCAGATGAGATACGTTTAGCAGGTAAGCAACTTAGAAATCCTAAGTCTAGGCTTAACAGAATTAAAGGTCTTGACAAACAAGGTAAGAACTTAAGATTCTTTAATGGTATAGTATCTGTTCCTACTAGCCAACTTAAAAAAGCTACAACAGAGTCTAAAATTGAAGATATATTAAAGCAGAACAAAGCTGCCATCAAATCTTTTGTAGCAGCAGAAACACTTAGAAACTTCCAGGCTTTAATAGACCTTGGAGTTGTGCAGGAGATCTCTGAGGGTGTAGCAGAGGATACAGAATTTGGAATGGCGTACAGTAAAGGTAGGTATAAGAATGTAGGTATCGAAAATAAAGTAGTTACACAGGTTCAAAAAGTTTACAGAGATAAGAACGAGAATGGGGTTGACATGGACATGCAAACCTTTATGGGATTAGCTAGCCAACTTACATACCTTCATATGATAGGTGTGAATGAACAAGCTAAATTACTATTAGGAGATCTTGCACTATACACAGACTTGTTTAAAAGAACAGCTGGTATGTCTGGTACTAAAACGTACCCTACATCTAACGCTGAACTGTTAGCATGGATGAACACTAATATGCCTAATCTAGGACACACTAAGGATCATAATGAGAAATTAGTTGTAGCACATAGAGCGGATGTAAAAGTTGATTCTCCATATCTAAACAAGTATATAGCTGCGGTATTAGCACTTAACCCTGATGCAAACACTAAATCTATACAAGAAGCGTATACAGACATGGAAGAGTTTGATGGTGGAGGATTTATTCACCTAGATGCTTATAGAAGTTTACTATGGCGTGTAGGGAAGTGGAGCGACGAGCAAGAGAATGTGTATCAAAAAATTATGGCAGGAGAAGAACTTGGACCAGAAGAGATAGCTTACATGCCACCTTTGAAGCCTCAAGTATTTGCACCATTTGTAGAAGACAACGTTGAACTTAGAACTTTCCACAAGTTTGCATTGTTCCCTCTTATGCCTCAACTTATGCCGGGGACAACCTTTGCGGAGATCAATGATGATATGACTGCTAATAACATTGATTATATGATATTTGAATCAGTAGTTAAAGTAGGTGGTGTTAAAAATGAGGAAGGAGAATTCGATGCATTCTATGAGAATGGGCTATATAAGCCTATGGAATTAGATGACAATGGAGCTCCTAAGAATACTCAAACATTTGATTTTAGTGAATTAGGTATCCAATTAGAAATTGCACCTAAGACTAAGAGTGAAACAACTATGGGGGTGCAGTCAACAGCTATGCTTCCTATAAATGTCTATGAAAACGGAGTAGTTAGTGAAAGATACGCTAAGCATAAAGGGTTCCAAAACATTATAAATGATTGGCACTCTACTAATGAAGAGATTGTAAAACGAGACCTTGCAAACTTAAAGAAACGTTTAGGCATTGTAAATGGTAAGATGACTAGTGCTGTGAAGTTTAAGAATGTACTATTAGATGAGCTACAGAGAAGAGATACTCCTAAGCATACTCTACTAGGTATAGAAGCTTTACTAGAAGGAGATGTTAAGTTTATTAATCAACTGTTCGAGAAGAATAAGATTGAAACTCTTCTATACGCCGTAGTTACAAACAATGTAGTACGACGTAAAATGCCTGGAGACATGATGGTGCTACAAGCATCTACAGGTCTTGAATCAGGAACTAGAATTCTTAAGCAGAACGATGCTGATGAATGGGCTAGATTAGGACTAGAGGAAGAAGTTAAACGTCTTAAAGTGTTGAAGTTCTACGAACCTGTTCCGGGTGAGAAGACATTGCGTATGCAAGTAATGGTTCCCCACAAGTATAAAGAACTTTTAGGAGAGCACATTGACATTAACGATCCAAGAATTGACCCTGAACTTAGAAACTTAATAGGATTCCGTATACCTACGGAAGGACTTAACTCTATTGATGCAATTGAAATTGCAGGCTTCTTGCCTCCACAGTTTGGATCAGTAGTGATGGTACCAACAGAAATTGTAGGTAAAGCAGGTTCCGATTATGATATTGATAAGATGTCTTTGTATTTCCCAAACTATGTCTACGACAAGGGGACAGAAGAGGTAAACAAAGTGCAATACTTAGATGATTCTAATAGTGACGCCATGCAAAGACTGCGTGTTATGGAAGAGTCTAAAGAAAGTACAGTTAAAGGCGATTTAAAAGAGTTTAAAAAATTACCATTAGCACAACAAAACATTAAGGCTGCTTTACAAAACAGAGCACAAGATATTATGGCAGAGGTTCTATTGCATCCTGAGAGCTTTGATCAATTGATTACTCCTGTAGGGGCATTCGAAGTTAAAGATATTGCAGATGAGATTAGAGTTCTTAGAAATAAAGGAAATGCAATAAATAAAAAGAATTTTAGTGAAATGCTTACATTTGGAAATATGGTTAATCAATCATATAGAATGTGGTCAGGATTAGGTGGTACTGGTATCGTTGCAACTAGTGCAACATCGCATGCTAAGTCTCAACGTGTAGGTCTTGCAATTAGTAATGAAATGGACATTTCAGTAAATTTCCAAGGCTTTACAGATAACAACAATAGATTTCTATCTAGAGTAGCGGATATAAATGGTGGTCGTACTGTAAACTCTGTAATGGCTGAGTATATCTCAGGGTATGTGGATGTTACAAAAGATGACTTTGTATTTGATATAAATGCAGGTGTATCGTATGCTCCTATACATATGTTCTTATTAAGGGCAGGCGTACCTATTAAGTCTTTACTATACTTTATGTCTCAACCTGTTATAGATGATTATGTAAAGTTAAAAGATACTAAACAATCTATGGCTGCTAATGTTGCATCCGGTAAGAAAGATGATAGTGCGTATCTATCTAATGCTAAGATTAAAGAGGCATTAGAATCTAAATATGGTAAACTTGAAGAAGGATCTGAGCCTGTAATGTTTAGACCAGATTTACTTAGAAGTATGATAGAAAATAACGCTAATGGAGAATTATCTCCTTTAGAAAAAACCTATCAATCTCAAGTACTTGCAGATTTCTTAAGATATAAAGAATACGCAGATAACTTGTTTATGCTAAACAATGCTACAAAGTATGATACATCTAAACTAAGAAGTGGTGCAAATGTAAAATACATACAAGCTCTGTCAAGAAGAGTAAAAGAAAGTAACTTTTTTGAGGGATCGTCATTGGAAAGAATGACATCCTCGTCGAGTGAGACTCCAAACTTAATAGCAGCGCTTAAGCAGACGTTCGATCAGGCACCTTCATTCTTTAAGGAAGTAGATGCTAAAGAGTTTAACCTGCAGATAGCTAGTAAGATGGAATCGTTAGCATATGAATTAACAAATCCGGAATACAGAAACACAGGGGACGACGTAGTAGCACACTTACAGAAGTTTGACTCGTTCATAGGCTCGCATATAATACAGAATACAATTGCAGTACAAGAGAGAGGTAAAATAGCTGACTTGATAGCGCCGCTATTCCAGGGAGACAACAGTCTACCTAATAGAATACTGCAAGCTAAAAAGGAACCTATACTTAGAGAGAATCTTTTAATACAAGAATTCTACCCTATGTTACAAGGAGTTGTAGATCCTAGCCATCCTGAATTTGATATAGATAACTTAAAGTTATTTAGTAAAAAGTTGGCAACAGTTGATGTAGACTTATTATCTGATGCATTCTTAGAATTAAAAGAGATGAGCCCTAAGTTAGCAGAAGACATTCTATTATTTAGCTTACTACAGTCTGGTTTTGACTTTTCACCTATTGCATTCTTTCAAATTCTACCGAGCACAGAAGTGATAGACCTTCTAGCTCCGTACTTTTCTAAATTCAAAACATATGGATTAGAAGAGAATATAGATGTAATCTATGAAAACTTTGTACAGAACAATTACTACGATGCAAGAGTTGTAACATCTGTTAGAGCATTCAATAATGATAATACGACTATAGCCTTCAACAAAGGGGAAATGAATCTTAACTCTAAAGAATTATATGTAACTGTTTCAATGCCTGGAGGAGAAACCACTGTAGGTAGCATAACTAAACAAGAATATATTACTAAGTTGTTTAAGTTGTACGATGAGGCAGAGGATGGTAAAGGTATATACAGAGAGTTGGCCCTAAAAGGTAAGAAGCAATTCTTAGTTAACGCGGGGTCCACTATTAGAAAGGACAATGCGGCCGGACTTAACACTTTAGACCTCAACAAAAAGGTCGAAGCTATATTAGATAAAGGTAAGCCTGTTCTTTTAATGGACAAGTCAATCATACCTCCTGGGAAGTATAGAACTCCTGGAGATGGGATTGTAGAAGTTGCAGGAGCGCTAGGAAGTTTCAACAGAAACGGAATTTCTAAAGGGAAGGCATCAAAGATACTCTCAATTAAAGGTATTGGAAAAGCTGCTTTAGAACAGTTTGCACAACTTACAGGTCATGAAAGTTTGTCTGATTTGTTAAAAAATCCTGCATACAAAGACTTTGCTGCTGGAAAATTTGTAACTTTACACATGGTTCAACCTATACGTGCAAGCTACTTTACTAAGGCTGCTAAATACAATCACATTAAAGGTAAGAAGTTAGCTTTTAATGCTGTGACTGAAGGTGAAACGCAAAAAGTAATTAATGAAGAAGAATGTAACCAATGAGTTGTAGCATAGTAAGACATGAAAATGGAAGCGTAGCCAAAGTGCTAGCTCCTAACGGGAAAGATTCTATTCTTTATAAAACCTTAACAGAAGACTTAGGGCTCGCACCAGAGGATGCCCTCAAGAAATGGGCTACTACTCAAACTCCTACATTCCAGCATTGGTTTGGGGAGTCTAAGATGGTAGATAAGAATGGAGAACCTAAGATAGTGTACCATGCTAGCTCTGAGGCTATAGAAATCTTTAACAAGGAAAAATCTGATACTGGATTTTGGTTTACAGACCAGAAGTCCGCAGCTATTAACATGGCTAAGTTTAGAGGATTATCAGAAAGTAATATAAATATACACCCTACATTTTTAAACATCTCATCTCCAAAAAACTATAAAGATTTTTGGAATGGATATGCTGGGAATGAAGGAAATAAGTATCAAAGTAGAAATGAGCACCACAAAGATCTAGAAGGTTTAGGCCATGATGGTATATTCATTGGTGAAGATACTTTTATGGATGCAGGTGATGACTCTAGGGATTTTGCACATGGAGAGCAAATGGTAGCCTTTGAGCCTGACCAAATAAAACATGCTACAGAAAACTACGGGACTTTTACTTCTCCGGATATGTCTCCATTACTTGCTGAAGTTGAAGAAGTATATAAACTACGTACAGAAACAGGTGTGCGTAAAGTGGTTACAAATCCAACAGATGTTGTAGAAAGAATTCACAAAAACTATCCAGGGGTAGATGCTTTTATAGAACGTCTTGCGCAAGGTAATGTAATAGGATTAACTACAAATGATTTACTTTCTCCTGATAACATCTACCACCAAAAAGAGTCTGCAGATATTAGAGAAGCTAACGAAGATTTAAACACTGCGATGTCTAAGTTAATGGAAGACTTAGGTGTACAGGTTGATATGTCTTCAACTGTTATTAGAAACTCTGAGGGTCAAGCAGTAGACGCAGTCGCAAAGGCTGACATGCTAAACAACATCATACAGATCATTGCTGGAAAAGCAGGTATAGATACATTACCTGAAGAAGCAGCTCACTTTATCGTAGAACTTTTAGAGGCTAATGGTAGTCCTTTATTCACATCTATGATGAACATGATAGAGAAGTACGACGTGTACAAGGAGGTATCAAAGAATGAATTTTATATTGAGCAGTATAAAGGTAATATTGACAAGATTAAGAAAGAAGCTATAGGTAAACTTATCGCTCAAAATCTTGTTAGCCAAACTGTGGGTAGTGACACAAATGCACAACATAGTAGAGCACAAAGATGGTTTCAGAAGGTGATGAATTTCATAAACAAAATGTTTGGTGGAGTACTTTCTAATCCATATGCAAGAACAGCTGCATTAATGCTCAACAAAGAAATTCTTAAGTCTCTAAATGTTAGGAGAGCTAAGACTGCTGGGGTACTGGAGATGTTCCAAGACAATCCAGATACTGTAGATGATCCTAGAAAAGGAGTACTACAGAATTTAGATGAACTTTCAAATGCTTTCCAAAGTACAGCGCGTAACGCAGAAGAATTAGGGTTAAAACAACCTTGGTTTGTAGAAGACGGGCCGGAAATAGAAAGATATGTAGGGATTCCAGGCACTAAATACGAAGGAGTTGTTATTATAGGCCGTGTATCGGATGAAGTTAAGAAGTATTTTTACAAGAAAACAAAAAAAAGACAAAAAAACGTTCTTACCGACAAAGAAAACACGGAATTAGAAAGATATTCTACTCTTAGGAAAGAAACAGGTACTTTAGGTCATAAGACCATGGAGGATTTAGTTAATTTCTATAAGGGTACGTCTGGGCAAAGTCTGGACAGTATCTTTCGCAACTCTCCTTTTAAAAAGTCTCAGTTTGATAGCTTAGACAAAGAGATTAAGAAAATGTTACGGGAAATTAAAAAGACCCAAGACAAGATCAACAAAGAGAACGGTACCAAAGAAAAAGCTGTTATTAGAACAGAGCAATTTATCCTTAGAAAAAAGGGTGAAAGTATTTCTGAAGGTATTGGTGGTACGATTGACCTTATAGCTGTATTCAGTGATGGATCTGCAGAGGTATATGACTGGAAGTTTGTGTCTCCGTCAATAGAGGGAGGATATGTCCAGTGGGTCCCAGGTAAAGGTTATCAGATAGTTAAGGATCCATTCAGCGTTAAGATGGATACGTACAACTTACAGATAGGTCATTATAAACAAACACTATTAGAACAATACGGAGTTACTAAAATTAGAAAATCTCGTATTGTACCTATACATATTCGTTTTAAATACGTAGATAGAAAAATTACTAGTGAAATAACTACTTTACAAATAGGAGCAGATAGTGAGTTCTTAGAGCAAATACCTGTTGCAGAAGAAATGACAGACTTTGAGTCATTAAATGTGCTTATTACAAAAGCTATTACTCGAAGTCAGCGTATGCAAGCAGAGTTAGATGGGCAAAAGTTAAAAAAAGGTAAAGAGTGGCTTTTAGTAAAAGAGAGAAAAGAAAAACTAGATCGTCAGATTAGAAAATTACAATTAAATCAAGATGTTAAATTTGTATTAGAAGGTGTCCAAGAAGAGTTAAAAGATACATTAGATAACTTAGCTGTAGACGATGAGTTTATAACTGAGAAAGGTAAGCAAGTTATCAATCCAGATTACATGGACTTAGAAGAACTGCAAGCAGCTCATGATGATGTATTATTTTATTCAGGATTTTTAAGTACATCTGATTATAATGAATACTTGAATAACGAAGCAACTGAGAAAGAAAAAGAAGAATACAATGCTATTAGAGAAAAAACAGCTGGTTTTCTAACAAACTTAAGAAGTGCAATTGAAGATAAATTAATGACACGTGCTGTTGACTTTACAGAAAATCGTGGTATTAAAGGAATTAAAGACTTTAATGTTTCTACAGATTTTATAACTGGAAAGTTTGTTACTTTATCTAAGCAAAATAATCCATATTTACGTACTCTGTACAATATAGTAATAGATATTCAACATCAGCATAGAAAATCTGTTAAAAGTCTTGCAGAAGAAATAGAAGATGTTCAAGAACCTTTACTTCAATGGGGAAATAACAATGGATATAAAGGTGTAAAAGTTTTTGATCTTATCATCAATAATGATACAGGAAATCTTATTCAGAAGTACAATAAACAATTTTTTGTAGATAGAGCTAATGCTATTAAATCTGGTAATCAAACTTGGTTAGAGCAAAACACTCAAGTGGATAAAGTAAAATTTGATAAAAAGTTTCCTATATATAGAAAGCACCAATTAGCTAGATTTAAGAGAAAATACAAAGGAAACTCTAAAGCTATAGATAGAGAGATGCTAATATGGGATAAGACCCACAACATAGTGAAGCATCCTAAAACAGCTATGTTTAGCTATGGAGGACGTTGGTTCTTGAAGGCTACAGATGTTCATATATCTGACGAATACAATAAGATACAAAATACCCCAGCTCTTAAGAATTTCTATGATTTCTACTTAGAAAAGACTGCGGAGATTGAAGAAATGATGGGACAGGAGCTCGGATCAGGATTCATAGCTAATATCCATAAGAATACTATGGAACATTTACTTGAAGATGGGTTTAAAGGAATGTCAAAATCTGTGTTAGAGTCTTTACAAATTAGAGAGCATGATCTTAGCTTTGGTGTAAGAGATGAAAATACAAATGAACTTGTTAGACGTATACCTAGATTATACATGCGCCCTTTAGTAGACGGTAAAGGTAATATAGATCACTCTCTTAAAAGTAGAGACTTAGGTAAAAGCTTACTACTATTAGGTAGTGCTGCTATGGATTATAAACTTAAAGATGATGTATTACCTGAGATTCAGACTATGCAGCTGCTTCTAGAAAATAATATTGCAACAGAAATACAAGTAGATAGCGTTACGGGCGAGATTCTGACTAATATATCAGGAGCAGCTAAAAAGATATTCAATTCTAAAGGAACTTCTAAAGTATTTAGTGAATTTGTAGATCAGTATATATATGGGTCTTCAGGGGTTAGCAAAGATTTTAATGTTCTTGGGCTTAGTGGTACTAAAACTCTAATGGCTTTAAAAATGTTACATTCTCAAACTACTTTAGGTTTAAAGACTCCTGTAGCATTCGGTGCATTTTTAGCAGGACAATTTGGATTACGACAGCAAGCATCTAAAGGAGTTTTTATTACTCCTGGAAATTTAATAAAAGCTCAAAAAGCTTTAATGTCTGCCAATCCTAAAATGAGAGCGCTAGCAGAACATTTTGATGTATATCAATTTGATATAGCTGAGCAAAGAGCAAACAAGCTTTCTAGCCGTTTAATAACTAAGCATATTACAAATGATAAGTGGTTTGCATTTTTAGGAACAGCTGATAGGGGAATAGATGCCATCGGAGTATATGCTTTAGCACTTAACTATGGGTTAAACGCAGAAGGTAAGCCTACATTGCTAAATAGATTACCAGAAGGTTCTAAAAATTTAATAGATCTTATGGAAATAGAGGAAGATCCTAAATGGTCTTCAGCAATATCTAATGTATCTGAATCTGCAAGAAACAGATACAAAGTTAAGATAGGTAACATGGACAACTCTGGAGAGATCCAATTTAGACAAGTAGCTAGAAGGATAGGTGATAAAGTAAAAGGTAGTATGTCTGATGAAGATGTAGCTCTTTACAATAATACTTTATTTCTTAGATTACTTATGCACTACAAGTCTTGGTTACCAGGTGTAGCTATGGAAAGATTTGGTAGAACTAGATATGACCATATACTTGAAGCTTTTGACCAAGGTACATGGACAACATCTTTAGGAAACTTAGGTGGAGACATAACTTTACAACAGCTTGTTAATTCAGAAGTAGGAATAGCAGAAATAATAAGTGCTTATGGGCAAGACCTTGTAAAGGTAGGATTAGATGTTGTTACATTTGGATATAGCAACTCTTTTAAAGTTAATGAAAAGAAAGCTAAAGCAGCATTTGAACAATGGGTAGCTTCAAATTCTACAAATCCTGAATTCGTAGATAGAATAAAAAATCCTGAGCAAAAAGAAAAAATGTATCAAGAGTTTCTAGACATGAAAAGAGGTAACATTAGATCTTTTATGATGGAATTCCGAGGCGCATCGTTATTATTTATGCTTATTATGCTTATGGGAGGAGATTGGGATGATGACGGTAAAAAAGACATAAGACAAACATGGGCCGGAAGACAATTGTATAAGACATTAAACAGAGCTTACAGAGAGACTGCAGTATTTGTAGATCCTAGTGAATTCTTTGACTCTAGAAGTGGTGGGATACCTCTTATATCAATGGGTACTAATATCCAAAAGCTTGCAAGTAATACTGCTGATACTTTTAGAGATATTGCATTTGGACAAAACGACCAAAAAGATAAAACAGGTCCTTTTCATTACGTACCTAAATTTGTACCTGGATTAGATGCAATATTCAATGTGTTAGAAGTAAGAGAAAGCGATAAAATTAAAGAGCGTTAAAGCGGAAGAAAAAAAAGGGGGGACAAAGTCCCGCCTTTTCTTTTTTAAAAGTAATCTTTAAGTTTAAATGTTTCTTTCTCGATGTCTATTATACTGAGGAGCTCAACGTCTTCTTCTAAAGTAACGTTAAGCTTTTTTTCTAATGCTAGTTTTCTAGATTCTGATTTGAAAAGTATTTCAGCTATTTGGCTGTCAATATTTAAGTTATGGAAATTTAAAATTTTCATTTTATATTCCGAATCAAACTTAGAATATTTACCTTCAATAAAGTACTTAAAATTTTGTGAATACTTTTCTGGAATGCTAAATTCAAACAAAACAGAATATTCGTTTGGATCAGAAGACTTTATAAAGTTTCTAAATGATTTTAAAGCACTTTCAAATTTTAAAAACACAGCCTCTGCACTAAATCTGTAAACTAAAACTAACGTATCTTGGTTTTCGCCTATAAAACAATTTAAAAGAAGCTTATCATACATGTATAGCCTTTTGTCTCCATTGAGCATTGGCATTACAAGCATTGAAGCTTTTGTTCTATTTGCTACTCTTAGTATGCATTTTGAAGGTGTTGTGGTGTCAATTGTGTTTATTTTAAAAGGTATCTTATTTAATGTAATAGTTTGTCCTATTTTAAATACTCTTCCATCTGTAAGGTCAACGGACGCAGACTTTTTGCCAATTTTATTAGTCGGCGTAAAGCTTGCATGCCCATCAACAGTTACCTCCAGGGGGGACAGAAATATTATCTTTGTGTTACGTGTCGTTGTAGTCATACCTAGAAGATTTAAGAATTAATACTTATAAATTCTAAAGGCTCTAAAGGTTTTCGTGTGTTATATAAAACTTCTTTCTCAGATGTAAGTAAGTAAACAAGTTTGAACGTCTCTGTAAATTTACAAATTCCATCGTAATGACCAAACTTATCTACATAAACTTTCAAAACATCCTGTTCGTATGAGGTGGTTCCATCATTGTTTGCAATAATCTTCTCAGCAGTCTTTGCTCCTAACCCAGGTATACCAGGTATCCCATCAGTTGAATCTCCCATAAGTGTCTGCATCCATAGAAACTCGTTAGCTTCTAATTTATTAGTACTTATCCATTCAGCTTTTTGGTAGTTAAAATGTAAGCCTGGCACCTGTCTAAGCACATCCTTGTCTGGGCTGCATATAACATAGTCATTGCTACTTTCAGCTATAATCCTAGCGTATATACTTACACAATCATCTGCTTCTAACCCTAGAATACCTTTGAAATTCCAACGTTGTTTTATGTACTCTTTAAGTGCATAAAATATAGGAGGTTTTGTACTAAGTTTTCTATTGTGTTTGTAAGGCCTGGTTTTAGCAACTCTGTATCTAAAGCATTTACCTTCAGTTAAGAATCCAAAATACTCATCAGCAGCTGTTTCAAGAAGTATAGTTTCTATTCTACTATCTATTCCTGCAATAGCTTCTTCTAGAGTATTCTTACCCATTTCATAATATATCAAGCTGTCTGCATCTATCAATGCAATTTTAGTGTTTTTCATAGTGTAAATTTAAATTTGTAAATAAAAAGGGGAGAATTTCTCCTCCCCTTTCATCAATCAAACACCAACAATTACAAAGCGTTAAGCTCCGCAACTTCCTTGTCAATAGAAGCTTTGTTTTGTAGTTTAATAAGAACAGCTTCAGCTCTCATTAACTCCCACTCTGCATCTGTTTGTTCAGCATACGTAGAACTGTGGTAAATTGATCCATTTACTCCTGATAAAGAAGAATGTACAAAGTACTGCTTACATCTAATAGCTCCATCTACATCACATGGTACTGCACCAATATGCATAGGGTCTACAAAGATGTTGTGAATCTCTCCTGAGTAGAATGAGATGTACTTAAGACCACCAAAGTGAAGACCTTTAACACATGACTGATCGTCGTTTGTGTTTACTTGGTCCCAGCTAGCTAATCTATGAGTACAACCTACTTTGATGAAGTGCCCTGGAGAAGTAAATCCATTGTCTCCCTCACAGTAAAATGCATCACCACGTGTTCCCATAATACCGGGTTGAAATAGTCTGTCTTCTACCTTCTCTGGCAAGCCTGCACCACTAATCTCCCCTGTATTAGGATCGAATGTTCTAGCATAGCGATCTACAATGTCTCCAGATTCAGTGTCATACTTGTGCATAACTTCTGTAGAGACCTTGTACCCATTCAATAACCCTTCACGAGTAATTTTCATTTGATACATAGTAGCTCTTTCTTCTGCAATACTTTCCGATAAACCTTCCTCGTCCATTAACTGTTCCTTCAGCTTTGGATGAACATACATCATATTTACAAAGTTAAAGAACTTACTAGAGAATTCTACCCCTCTCTCATCCTTAGACTTCGTAGCTAGGACAGGGTTTCTCAACCATCTAGTCCACATCTTGATAAGAGGCTCTGTAGGAACTCCTTTATCTATGGATTCGTACAATCTATCCACTAATGCTTTAGGCATAGGTATTGATGATACAACTCCTTCATTCTTTAAGAAAAACTCTCCGGTAGAAGGATTTACATGTACGTGTGAACATTTAGACTCTACTGTTTTAGTATAGTCTACTACACATAATTCTGCAAACGCACTTATGATGAGGTTGTAGTCATCTATAGTAGTTACTGAATTTACTTCATCAGCAATAGCCATCATAGAAGCATAGATTTCTTCTGTGTACTGAACTGCAAATGGAGTGTCTCCATAAGAGCCGCAGATTTTGTTTTCAATTACGTTAATTGTGATCATAGTTGTTGGTGTTAATTGGTTACTAATTTACTAATTTTTAATGACTTAGCAAAGCTATACCCAGTCTTTCTGGGTACAGCTGCTAAGTTAATACTACAAGGTCTCCCAAGTATCTCTATTTTTCGCCTTCAAATAGATAGAGATTTCCTTTTCTAATTCAGGAGTCATCTCTTCGTATTCAGTTAGACGTTCTATGTAAGATAGTAGAGGTTTAACTTCATCTGCAAACTCTTTCAAGTTGTCATACTCAGCTAGTTCATTGATATTTACAGCTACACTCTCTCCTACATCGGACAGTATGAATAGTTCTGCACTTTTGGCTTCTATCAGAGCTGCTTTATCATCCACATCTTTTATGGACTCGCAATACATCTGAAATTGAAACACTTTCTCTACAGTAGTCATTACTGCTGTTTTTCTGATTCTCTCAAACCTGAAGTTAGTATACGTATTATCTCTACGTGCTTTAAGTCTGTCATACACTTCTTTAAGTTTAGGATGAAGTGCCTTCATACCTTGTAAGAAGTTGTAGTCTTGTATATCTTCCAATTTGGAAGCAGTATACCATGATATTAATGAGTCATCCATAGTGAATCCATTGTTAGGGGTTGATTGAAGAAAGAATTCTGATATGTGTTTACAGTTAACGCCCTTCTTCATAAGCTTAACCTTGTCCTCGCTTATACGTAACAACTGTGGGGTGTCCCAAGTGTCCGATACCATATTTTGGTATGTGGTCCAAGGCTTTCCTGCCTTTTCGCCATCTTTATAAGTAAACCTAGTGGGCGCAGAGTCATAGAAGTATATAGGCTCTTTAGCATGGTCTGTCCAACTAGCATGGCCAGTATCTGGGTACACCTTATTATGCTTAGGGGCCATATCATAAAGAAGTTCAGCTGCAGTGTGCAACTCATCTTCATCAGCCTTAGTACCATAATAAATCCTATTGTCTGTGACCATAAGATCTTTAAGCTTAGGTTCAATCTTATCCCAAGTATAGTACTTGCCATCACTACGACTGCCACTCTCTCTTAAAGTGTAGGCTACTATCGTTTGGTTAACCTCTCTACGCTCGGCGGGGCTTAATCCACTGTTAACAGAATAGTTTGTAGCTGCTACTTCAACTTTTTTGAACTCAACTTCCCAATCTTCAGGAACTTCAACCTCATCATAAGAGTGATACATTGCAGACTTAGTAAGTTGCAACATAACTGCTGCATGCTTAGCTTTAACTCTAGCATGCTCTTTCTGTAAAGATAATTTGGCTGCACCAATGGCGCCAGAAATCTTAGGTAAGAACTTTGCATTAACATCGTCCTTAGTTAAAACCACTACAGAATTATGATTCCATGTGTCCGTAACATTCATGATGAAAGCATCTGTAAGTCTATTGAACGCAACTTTGTCCTTAAAATACACATGCTTAGCATCAAATCCGTCCCAACCCATAAGCTCATGTCTAGACACCTCACCTTTACCGTTAGTCGATTTGTATGATAGCTTTGTAAGTTTAAAGCCTTCAAATAATCTAGATGGTATGTGGTATCTAATTCTAGGATCTCCAGGAAATGTAGGTTTTATCATAGACTTATCTATAATACGACCTAACTTCTCAAGGATAGGATTCTCAGTACTACCAGCAATAACAGAACGACACTTAAGTATCCACTCTAAGAAATCTGTCTCATTAAGCTCTTTCTGAACCAACGTTGTTGCTTCATCAGATGCTGATTTGATAACTCCTTCTACATATCTCTTGGTAATCTCATTCCATATCACCTTTTCTCTAGATGGGGTAACATCTACACCTTCCTGCAACACAGTTTCTACGCCGTAATCGTCAACAACAACCTGTCTGATAGGACATTTGAAAGCGATAGGACCATACAATTGTTCCATTTCTAACTCTCTAAAGTCTACATATCCATAGTTAATACCTGTAACTGCAGACTTATTCTTAACCACCACAATGTGAGGTTTACTATAAGTTGAGTAGTCAGAAATAATCAAGTTATCAGTGTTGTAAACAACATTAGCTTTAAAGTTAACCTGTCTAGAGTATACTTCTTCCTCTTCGTGATCCTCTATGAAGAATTCTACATTGTCTATGTAACTTAACTGCTCTTCAATAGCCTCTCTAAACTTGCTTCTGTTGTGCCTTTTAGTACCAAAGCTTACTTCGGTATAGTTTAGCTCAGAAGTCTCCTCATAGTGGACCTTATCCCCTGTTGTTAGGATAATGTGCGGGTTAGGCTTACCTTCCTTCACATTAAATGCAGGTATAATGAAATCAGTCTTGTAATTGTAGCAATTACACTTAAACCTCTTCCCATTATGCACTGTTTCTATTGTGTAGAAATCTACGCCAGTAGATAGTGCAGACTTAGCTCCTAGACCAAATGCTCCAAAGTTCTCTGAAGTATTTCTCTTGGTAGAGTATCCTAATTCAAGGACCCCTTCAAGTCTTCTACCTCCAATACCAACACCATTATCTCTAACCTTGAAAATGTCACAGTATCCAGTACCGGTATGTTCTTCATATGTTAAGACAGATATGTTGTTATCTTGGTTAAGCTTATTTAAGTCATAGTATGTTTTATCGAAGTTACTGTCTTCGTATTGCTCTCCTCCTCTTTTGATGTAATAGTCTTCCATGACTTTTTCACCTTTAAGAATCTCTATAGCAATCTCTTTTTCTCTCTGCGAATCACACGCATTTGTCACTAACTCTCTAATAGTAGAAGCTATGGGCATAGAATATTGGGTTGACTGTAATATGTCAAATACCATTTTCTCTGCTCCTTTATTTATCTTCTTTGCTACGCCGGCAGAACCTTTTATAGGTCTGTCAATTGTTTTTATGCTCATATTAATTGTTTTACTGCGTTATAATACTCTTTTTCATACTCTGATAGCATCTCTTTTCCTATTGAGAATACCCTATGCTCTGCATTAGAATGTATTTGAGATATGTACGGTCTTCCTTTACCTTTTTTCCATTCCTTTAGTTTCTTATTTATCCATCCATCGCCATTACTAATGTCTTGATTATAAAGAGAATGGTAATGCATTCTTCTGCCTGAATACGTACTATTTGCGTGGTTTTTAAATCCTATAAACACTCCTTTACAGGCATAAGTACCGTAGAAGACTGTAATTAGAGTACCTTTCCTCATATTGAGTATTAAGTCTTCTATAGGATCTTTTTTCTTTTCTTCGTCTGTCATTTTAATTGTTTTAAACAAAAAAAGGGCCCTAATGGGCCCCTTAATTGAAGTTATACATACTTTACAATTCTTTAATCATTTCTATAGTTTTTAACACGTGCCCTTGATTTTTGGGTAAGTATAATATAGGAATGTCACCACCAAGTTCTTGCAAATGATTTTTAAATAGTTTCCATTTTAAAGGAAATGTATCATTTGCATACCCTTTTACTTCAATAATCCATTGGCCATTAGGGTCTACAAAATCAGGCGTATAAGTAATATTTCTTACTTTAAACGTGTTATTCATAAATTGCCCCCTAGTAATACTCCTGGTGCTAGGCTCTATACTATCAGAGTCAAATTCAAATCCTTCCATAAGGACGAATTTTCTCTCTTCATATAAAGCTTTAATACCTGCCTCTTCTAATTTTATATAAGTGAATAACTCTAATTTAGACCTAAACTTTATACCTTTATATGTTTTAGATGTTGCGTTTCTTACTTTTTTATTTCCTTTGGTTTGTTGTCGTTGCATTACAATTTTTTTTCAATTAATAACTTAGTGTTGTAAAATTCACCATCTAGCTCTTTAATTTGTAGTAAGAGACTTTGTTCTTTTGCATCTGCAGCAGCATCTGTTTTAAGATCAAATGATGTTCCGGTGCCTAAGTTAGAAAAAATTGAAGCACAATCTTTTAATAGTTTGTCTATTTTTTGTCGTGTATCTAAATCTGTGTAATAAGGTGTCGTCATAATTTTATGTTGATTAAGGTTTGAATCCCTCCAAATTCATGAAACTCAGCTATATAATCTGAAAGATCCTTGCAGCAATAAAGGTCAGGTATAACTATATTTGCAAGATGATATTTTTTACTAATCTTTATTGCCATAGTTTGTCCAGGGTTATTAGGATTAGTAAAATCATTATCATAAAATACAGCTATCTTTTTAAATCTCACCTTAAGGTCTGCAATTAATTTTTCATCAGGCATAATCATTTCACTCTGAAGAGCTATTGATGGTATACCCATTTCATATAAACACATTGCATCCTTAAGAGAAGAAGTAAGAATAAGTAAGGCACCTGTCTCCGGTAATTGTTTATATCCTTGTACATGCTTGTTGGTAGTATTACTACTCCACTTACGATCCCCATAAGGGCAGTATATTTTATACTTTTTACCAATTGTGTATGCGTAGGTTAAACTACTACAGCTGAATCTATTAGCATTAATCCAATAATGCGAAATAGGAGAGACTTCAAATTTAAGTAAAGTCTGTTTAGTAATCAAATATCTTTCCCAAAATAATTGATCTAATTTTGACCAAGGTCTAGTCTTCTTTTTAATGATAGTTAGTTTCTGAGGTGTAGGTTTCTTATTAGTAATAATAGCCATATACCCCATTGTAAATAACGTACCAGCTTCTTTAGAAGATAGTCCAAGGTTAAAATCAGTATCAATTATAGTTAAAGCTTCTATAAAATTACAAGAATACTTATACTTAACATAGTTAAAGCAGTCAAAAGTGTGATCAGGATGACCAAAGTCCTTGTATAGTAGCTTTCCTTTCCAGTAAACCACGCTTACACTTGGGCTTTGATCTTTCCTAATATCACTACAAAACTTCTTATTGCACTCTATAAAATTTGGGCAGTAGTATCTGAATATATCATACTCGCTAATCTTAGCAAGTATTACATCCGTGTGAAGGTGTTCCTCACTTTTCCTGCTCTTAATCATAGGTTTTAATTATTATACCCAGCTATCGTTTTCATCCGAAGAAACTCCATCAGGTTCAACTACAGCTAGTTCAGGTGCAAAAGTTCCCCACACTAAATCAGTGTTAAACTCTGCATTAAAACTACCATAATCATCATTAAGAGACTTGATAATTAAGTCATCTCTTTGAGGCTTAACTCTACCAAAACACTTAAGGTATACAGATTGGTATTTACCATCTTTAACACCTATAAGTAACCTAGCTTGGTTAGTTGATAAGATACTAACTAAAGCTTTAAGTTCAGTTGTATCACCTTTAACAATCTTATCCATTGTATCGAATACTACTTCATCACCATATGCTACGTTAGCCCATGCTTTGATAAAGTTAATCAAAGTCTCTTCGCCAGTATATACTTTTCGAGAAGTGTTAGGCATTTTCCACCAGTCATATGTAGGTACGCCTTCTGACCATGTAGATTGACCAATAGCATTCATCCATTGATTTTTACCTGATTGAGATACTCTCTCTTTGTTCTGCATAAGAATTTCCATACGTGTAGTAAGGTCTTCGTTTTTAATCCAGAATGTTAGTTTAAAGTATTCTTCTCCACTGAATTCTACATAATAGTTAGGTTCAGTCTTAACCTTAATGTCCATTGCGTGAAGCTCTGCCATTGAAGGGTTGATTGCAACTACATTAAAATTGCTAAGTCCAGAGTATAATTTAATACCTCCACCTGTTACTTCTTGTTCGCTTGAATTACTTTTAATAGCCATTGTTTGTTTTTTTAATAGTTAAATGATTCATTTGTTTCATCTGATGTGCCAGATTTAATTTGATTTTCCCAGTGCTCTCCTTCTAAAGAACTTTCTTGGGAAGGAGTTAACTTATGAGATGCAATTGTTTGCCCGTCATCCTGCTCTGCGATAGTGTTGTAATCCTCTCTAGCTTCGTGCTCAAACTCAACCTCTTCGATGCTTTGTATTAAATCTACTTGTTCTAAGTCTACAGTCTCAAGAGCTACTTCAGTAGGTGTATCATCTACAAAGTTAAAAGACATTCTGCGCTTTCTTGACGCTTTCTTACCCTTCAATACTGGGTGCTTAAACATCTCTGTTAATTCCCATCCTTCTAAGTTGTACTTAGCTTTGATTCCTGGACGGTCGATTCCGTTCTCTAAATCTAATAAGATCATAGAGGTTGTAATAGTCGTAGGTGTTTCCATCTTTGTTGTGTTTCCTGTTTGCGTTGTTGGTACGTTTGCTTCAATCATTGCTTTAGTTTTAAGCGGTTAATCAATAAAAATATTTGACCAGTCTAAGGGCATAGTCTTCCCTTTTAAATGTTCGCATCTACTTCCTGCAGTAATATCATCTAAAGAGTCAAAAGAAATCATAGTTTTCTCATCTTCTCTGTATAAATAACCTACTGCGTCAGCATTTGCGCATGTAATCTGCTTAATCTTACCAGTAAGGTCTAAGTCTTTAACAGCTACTTCCTTACCTTTCTTCTCAAGCATTTTATCCTTAAGATGTCCAACTAAAATGATGTGATCTGCTAGAGTGTTCAGTTTGTCCATCCATCTTTTGTATGCTATTCGTAAATACAAAAAGCCTGCGCCGTTAGGCAAGGATAATACTGAAGCTCCAGGATTCTTTACATCAAAGTTTTTACCCATAGGAGTTTGCATATACAATACTTTAGCATCAGCTTCACACCATTCCTCAAGTTTTGAGATAGTATCAATAGCTACATATTTATATGGCTTTTTAGCTTCATGAATTGATTTACCAACTTCTCCAAGTTCTTTAAGGTTAGACACTTTTATTTTAAGTGCATCAACCATATCAGATCCATCTTCCAAGTCAATAATTAAACAATCATCAAGCTGTGATAATACAGTAGTTTTGCCAATCTTTGGCGCACCATATATTATCATGTTTTTTGGCGACTTTCTAGACGCCTTTGTTTTAGTTTTTGGTAATTTCATTTATTTTAAATTTTACCGCTGACTGTTCCGCCAGGCCGTTTAATAATACCTCCTAGACCTGCATTCTCTCGAATACCAGTCATATAGGCCTTGCAACACATAGCGTCAGGTGATACTATCACACCGTCCTCTACTTTAATTGTATGTTTAGCCAGTTCTAGCTTGGATCCACATATTTTACACTCAAACTTTGCCATTTTTTAATACTTAGTTAACATTCAATGCGGATAAATCGTATATATTTACCTTATGAAAAAAGAATCAAAAATAATATATCTACTGTTGATGGTTATAGTGTATACTTTAGCTATACTTTAACCACCTTTTCGTTTATTTATGGATTTATCGTACAATACTACCAGTACTACGAAGACTGATAAACATATAAAGAATTCTTTTTCTGTCATTTTACTTGTATTTAGTTAATAAATTATGTATCTCTTCGTCAGCCCAATTGTAACACTCGTGTGGTGTAGCGAATTGTTTAGAGGATTCTGTAACCCAATTACCAGTTTTCTTGCCTCGTTTATACACTCCGCATATCCATCCTGAACCTGCGTTAGCTAAAGGGCTGACTTGTACCCAGTATCCTATACCAAGGTGGTAGTCTATATCTCTTTCGCTCATCTCTTAGTCTTGTTTTAGTTAAAATATATACCTAATTGTATTCCAGGGTATAATACTATTATGAAGTCTTCTAAAGTCTGCAATATAGCCACGCTTTAGGTTTCTTTCATATCTAATATTTTTACCTCCATACTGAGAGATTTTATCCTCTTGTATATCTGGTTTCCACAAATGCTCTTCAGCTTTTGTTTTGTCTATCAGATTAGCTTGATGCTTGTTTTCGTTATGGGTTAGAAATATAACCTCTGCAAGAACTTGATCTTTGTAATCTACATAGTCATTTAGCATCTGAAATAAGTATTTGTAATCTTCTACCCATGTTTTTGTCACAATAACTGGACTGAAGTTAACATGTACATCATAGCCTGCATCTATAAATGCATTGATAGCTTTAATTCTATCAATAATTTTAGATGTCCCAGGCTCGTGTATAGTAGACATATACTGAGGCATAAGACTAAACCTAATACGTATCTTACCTTCAGGATCATACTCAATCAACTTAGGGTTCACATACTTAGTAGCAAACGATCCCATAGCAACAGGATGATCTTTAAAGAAATCAAAGATGTTTTCCCAATCGTGATACTTAAGATGCAAAGCAAAGTCTTCATTACAACTGATGTCGTATGTAGTATAGTCTGCATGCGTCTGATTAGGTTTGTTAACAGGCGTAAAGAATGCGTGGTTATTTACTTCTGTAAGTATATCACCAATATTCTGTGCAATTGTTAATCCTTTAGGTTTGTTTCGTTTCATGTAGCAATAGCTACAATCGTACAAGCAGCCGTGACCAAAAGAAGGAGTAATAAAGTCCGTAGATCTACCACTCGTTTTAATGTCAAGCGCTTTTCTATTAACTTTTGTTATCATTTTAGTTCTCTTTTAGTTGTTGAATTCTGTTTGCTAATTTTAAATTAGCTATATTTATAGCTGATATAAAAGGAGTTTCTTTAATATCCATGTTGGATTTTAATACTTCCTCCAACTCCTCTATTACTTGCTTATTGACATAAGCCTCAATTCTTAGTGTAATATCTCGTAAGTCCATCTTAGTCTTGTTTTAGTTGTTGGATTTTTAACTACTCTTTAGTTCTTTAATCAAATTTTCTAGTTGTTCAAGTGTCATACTCATTCTTTCAGTACCACATTCGATTTCTATCTTTTTCTTGGTTAAGGTAATTGTAAAGTCCCCCTTTTCAATGTCAATTTGATTATCAAAGTTCGGCTCCCATTCTAAATTTCTATCTATTTTCATCTTAGTTTTGTTTTAGTTCGTGTATTCTTTCGCTTAATTTTACTGAGGCATTGTAGTATTCAGCTAATTCAAGTTGCTCTTCCAACTCCTCGATTACTCGTTGCTTGGTTTGTGATTCTAAATAATCTATGTACTTATCTTGCATTTTACTATAATTAGCAACTGGTACATCTGTCATTCCTTGTCGTTTACATTCCTTATCTGTTGTCTTTGGTCTTTTCATCTTAGTCTTGTTTTAGTTCGCATTTAACGTCTTCTGTTTCCCCAAAAACTGCACATATAGTTTCCTTTGAAAATCCATCTAACTCCATAGCTAACGTAAAGGCTTCTTTAATAGCGTAAGGATAAACACAGTTAGCTGTATCTATCGTATGCTTTGCGGTTTGGTCGTTTACTTTAATTACTATCTCCATCTTAGTCTTGTTTTAGTTTATATTCCGTATTCCGATATGCGATATTGTCTCTATTATCTCCTATATTTGAGACAAGAATTTATCTCTATCCTAGTGATACCTAGTCAATGGTTGGGAAGG